ATTAACTGCGGCAAAAGAAACTTTATTTGTATCAATAGTATATCCAGAAGGAAGTGAAATATTAAAATCAGTTGCATTAGGAGCGCCAGACAAATCAACGCCAGCTTCAATCTGCATACTATCACCTACTCTTCTCCATCGTCCTGCATAGATAGCATTAGTTGTCCAGCTACCTGTAGGAGTATATTGTTGCCATTCTCCAACTATTGATCCAGGGACAGGTACGTCAGGACCTACACTAATGTTGTCTATAATTATGTTGCTTGTTGTTGCTGGCGCAGAGTTAATGACAAACCTTGGAGCATAGGTATTATCTACACTATCTATTTCTGCAACACCTACAAACTTTCGCCTAGATGTGACGCTGCCAGTGGCTTGTATTAATCCGTCATTGTCATCCGAAACCATTACGTCTACACCACTATCTAGATTGCGGAGGATAACTTTAACATCATCAGAGACATAATTGGTATCAGTAGCATAATCAAATTTAACAAAGACACGTTTACCAAGATCCTGATTATCAACATTTCTCATTCCATGTTCAATATATTCTCCACCTGATGCTGTGCTTTTAAATTGCATATTTAAAGATTGTGTTCCACGAAGAAAATTAGTTGTTTCTAAACTTGCAACAGCATTACCTGAACCATCATCAGTAATATCTGTTAAACCACTTTCAAAATCAGGATTTTTAATATAATTAATTCCACTTGCTCCATTTGAACCGATTATTTCCCAATTTGTAGAAGCTCCAGCATCAAGCTTTTTATAAATCTCACCATTAGAAGTATTAATTAAAATTGAGCCTTTGTTCGCTGATGTGGCTACAGATGTGGGATCAACCGCTAAATTTAATATAGTAGGAGCAGTAGCATCATCTTTGCCGACTTGCAGCGTATCTTTTAATGTGGCTACTTTACTTCCTTTAAATATTGTACTTCCCATTATTTACTCCCCTATCCTAAGAAGTTCATAGTGACATTGCCGCTAGTAATTGCGGTGCCTGTCAGTGAGCTTAGTGTTATTCTCTCAGAAGCGGCAATAGCTACTTCTATTGTTTCATTTGAACCTGGACCGACTACTGCAGCTAATGTCTCAGAGGCAGCCGCTCCTGTATAAATTCCCCAAAATTCACCTGTAGTATCATAAATCTGAATCTTTTTAATAGCTGCTGCTGTTGAAGCAATAACTTGTAAATAAGATCCAGAAGCAGGAATTGCGGTAGATCCTGCATCTAATAGCGGTGTGTCTAGGAAATCTACAGTCGTAAGCCTATTTAAATCAACAGCTCCAATCGTATTTGTACCAGCAGGCAAAGCTGATGCAATATCAACATCACCAATATTATTGGTTCCAGCAGGAATTGGAGATGCAAGGTCAACATCACCTATATTATTAGTTCCCGCAGGAAGTGAAGCAACTATATCTACCTGGACTTCTGATCCTGCAACAGTTCCAGCTAAAGCGGAAGTATCCGCATCAATAGTAGCTAAAGTAGACTCTGTGGCCGCTCCAGTAGGCAATGGCAAAGCTGATGCACTAATAGGAACAATCTGATCAGAAGCTATATTAACGGGACTAGAAGCCGCTGTAAGTGCTGCTCCAAGTGCTGGCTGTTTTGCATCTAATGATGTTGTATCTCCTGCTATAGTGGTCGCTGTGGCCTCTGTGGCCAATGTAGATAGCGCAGCATCTAAATTAGTATTATCGACAGTAATTGAATTGCCACCATCTTGTATATTAACCGCAGAAACTCCTGCAGCATTATTAATAGTGACATCACCAATATCTGTACCAGAAACTAGCTTTGCATTGATAGCAGCTAAACTAGCTTCTGTAGCTATAGTAGATAATGCGGCGTCTAAATTAGTATTATCTATGGTAATTGAACCACCAGCATCAGCTATAGGAACAGGATTCCCATTAGCTACGTCAACATCTCCTACCTGAATATTTGCATTTAAATTTACATTATCATGTGTGGCCTGAATTATTTCTACTGAATCATTAGTACTATCTAAATTAATATTTAATTCATTAGCAGTTACAGTAATATCTCCAGTTAAATCAACTAATTTAACAGGTAAAGGCCTATTATTAATTGGTGCAACTGTATCTTCTGTAACAGCTTGATTTGATCCATCTCGGACAAATGTATTTATTGATGAAAAACCACCAGTAGCGGAAAGCGTTAGAGAGACTGGACGCAATAAGTTAAAATTATCACCTGCAGTGGGAGCTGTATCCAATGTCTGCGACAATAGAAAATTATTTGCATCCACAATAGAATCAATTCCAGACTCAAGGCCATCATTTACTCCAGAGCTAAATCTTATTCTATCTCCTACCCTTGCTCCATGTGCTGTGGCAACTATTTGTGTTGTGGTGCTTCCTGCTTCTACAGAATCTAGCCCAATATCAGTAACAGGTCCAATGTCTCTAACATCTAAGGCTATTTTTTTAGGTCCTGATCTTGATATTGTGGTGAATTCTGCGCTTAATCTGTCATCTTTTTCTTGGCTTGAATAACCCTTTGGTGTGCTCATCTGTTTTCCTCCCCATCCTTAAGGTGGATCTTAGTGATTTCTTGATAAAGTATCTCATTTTAGACATTTATCAGCAATATTTTTATCCTCGTCGAAAGACTAGAATTATTCATTACACTATTTCAATCTTTTTAACTCTCTTAAAATCTGAACCAATAAAGTCTCTATTCTGGCTTCTAATGAATCATTAGTATTTATCTCAATAATTAAATCTTCATCTAATTCTTTTCTGTCTTTTTTCCCTTTCGGTTCTTTTTTGTCTTTTATTTCTTTTGGTTCTTTTTTAGCCATTATAAAGTCTCATTCCATTCTGGCTTATCAAGTTCTATTAATATATCTTTGTGATTATACCAAATATAGCCATTAAATATGGCACTTATTGGTGTTCTCACCTTAAATAAGGTCTTTGGTGTGCCTGATGTTGTTTTTCTCTCAGTTCCATCGGTATAAAAGTCTTTCTTTACATTATTTATCATTTCATTAGTGATATCAGTATCAGGAACTATTATATAGACTATGCCGTTTATAAAATAACTCATGGCACATCACCTGCGATATAATCACCAATTTCCATATTAGTGAGAGTACCATCAACAGAAGCTATTTTATCGACTTCTGTGTTAAAATTAGCATCTGAATCTAATGACCAATAAGAAACCAAATTAGCTGATGCGGAATGTGATGTTGGATCATTTGGCGACCCTGCGTTATAAAGCTCTGTTACTTCTGTGCTGCTTAATTCTTTATCCCATACAGTTATCTGATTCAAATTACCAGCATAATGAAATGTTGATCCTCGTTGACCAAATCTTAAAGGACTAGCATTGCTCCAATCATTTAATGACTGATTAGGAAGACTTGTTTCTGCAACTGCGTTTATATAAGCAGTAAGACCATTCATATTAGATCCACCAGCATAAGTAAAAGATACATGATACCATGTGCCTGCAGTCATGATTGTGTTAAATGTGTGGGCTCTTAGCGTTCCTGAAGCTCTAATTTGAGTATATAGTTTACCGCTTGAATTGTGTTGGAAAGAATATCCAAAAACATTAGCGTCTACTGTTGTCTTAGCTATAAAAGCTCTTTGAGCTGCAAAATTACTGGCTTTGAACCAAAAGCTCCAAGTAAAAGCCTGAGCAGGACCGAAATCATAATTATCGCCTAAATCTATATATTCGTCGACACCATCAAATAATAATGAACCAGAATTAAAAAATGGAGGTGCTGGAAATAATGTAGCTCTATCGTCCCATATTTGATCAAAAGCTCCATTATTGGCATATTCTGTCTTAACTTCACTTCCTACTTTTACTATTTGACTTATTTGCCATTGAGCTAGACTTGTATCTGTAATATTTCCGATAGTTTTACCAATAAATGATTTTTGAGAGCTTACTGTATCAGTTATTTCATTATAAATTATATTACCTTGAACAAAAACATCAGAAGCATTTTTATTAGCTCCATTTAATCCTGGAACTACTGTTGCTGTGACATCTTTAGTATCTGCTGGACCTGATAAAATGTTTGGATAGCCTTTAACTATACCACCCATTTATTTTTCCTTATCGAAATAAACCGAACAAATCACATCACCTGAACCAGCATTTCTTACCAAATTAGCTCTTACATTGGGAAAAGTATTAATAGAAATATCTATCTTACTAGCTCCATTTCCAACTAAATTAGGCACAGAAGCTAATGTAAACCAATCTATCTTATTTGGTGAATGTTCAATAGTTAGTGTGAAGTTTGCCGCGGCAGAATTAGCTGTCTCTAAAACGCCAATTAGTCTAACCTGTCCAATTTCTAAAGATTTTGAAGCTCCAATAGTAGTCGCGGTTAATCCCGTTTCTTTTAAAAGCACAATCTTACCAGCACTTGCCATCTAACTTATTTCCTTATGTGTAAGAAAACGGGGCCATTATGCCCCACTTTCTATTAAATCTCGTCTAATGAATCCCAACCAATAACATCAATTACAACATCAAGGTCAGCAGCAAGATTAGTAGAAGCATCTTCTATTAATACTTGCATTGTGGATACTGTTGAAGTACCCATTCTTACCATCGCATTATCTTCAGCTCCAGAGCCAATAAGGATCGGAGCACGACCGTATGGATTCCTAAAGGTCAAAAGATAATCGCCTGCGCCAGTTCTGGCAATAGTAGCTTGAGGATTACCAACTAGAAGAGTAGGAGTAGCAACATCACCATTAATGTGAAAAGCCATCCTACGCTCTCTTCGTTGTTCTCCTCTTAATTGTTTACCACTAGGCATTTTTTAAACTCCTTTTTAAAATGGCCCCTGCAGGGACAACAAGTAAACCCTACAAGGGCCAAACCCTATAGGGATTACACTGCTAAATTAGTAATAACACCATGAAAACTAGGAACAATATAATTCTCATAGTATCCACCATAACGAGCTGAAAAAGCATCGCTTGATGGCTCACGCAAGAAAACTGTTCCATCATCATCAAACCAACCGAAATCAGGACGGTGAAATGCTGTAATGAAATTATCGTTTAAGAAATACATTCTATCGTCATCGACAAAACGCTCAGGAACAACAGGAACACTACCAGCACTAGAAACAAATTCGAGAGCTTTAAAGCTTACTCTTCCTTTAAGTTCAGATACTCTAGGCTCTACTATAATCTGTTTTTGATCTTCCATAATATTCAATAGTTTACGATATTGAGTGAAAGAACAAACAATCAAATTTGGTACTTTTCCTGATTTGCGTTGAACTTCAAGCATTTGCTCGTTCATTGCATCAGTAGTAAGACCAGCACCACCTTGATCAGATTGTGTAGCTTGCCACCTACGGCCAACAGCAACAGAATATAATGTACCTGAAGTAGCATCCAAAACACCTTTAAGGCCCAAAGGATCATTGTTTTCAGAACCTTGCATGAAAAGCTCATCTGTTGCTATAGGTACTTGAGAGCCAGTAATACGCTGTACGTTAATAGTTCTAGTAGAAGGAGTAACTGTAAGAACTTCAAAAAGATCGGTATTTCCTGTTTCAATATTGATGTAATCTCTTTCTTCATAGTTAGCTTCTTTAAATGTCGCGGCGCTTATAACAAGATCATAGTTACCACCACCATTATCAGTAACACCACCAGCATCAATAACGCCTAGTGATCCAGTTCCATCTCCCCAAAGAATCCTAGAAGCATTTCTCATCCAAGATTCAACGCCTTTTTGAGCTACCTCGCGGTTAGCCCTAACAAAAGCACCTTCATCATTAGAAGCAGCCTTGATAGCTTCACGATCAACTTGGACTACGCTATAAACTTTCTTAGCTGTAATCAAAGCATCCTGGTAATTAGCTACATTTGGTGTTGGTAAAGATCCAGAACCTACGCCACCTTGGAAGGATAGAGGTACGGGAATGAACATTTGTCGGCCAGTGAAAGCGAAATCCTTCTTCATTCTAGCTAACATTACATTTGCAGAGTTATATACATTCTCTGACAGCTTGCCAAACTTGGTTTTAAACAGGTTTGTCGCTGTGGTTAAGTCTAATTGTGCCATAATTTACTCCATATTAAATATCGTCAAAGCTGACAGGCTCACTTTGGGGCTCGACAGCAGGTTTATTCTTTTTACTTTCCATAGACTTTTTTGATTTCATAACTTTTTTGGAAAGCGTTTCTTCTGTTCCAGCATTTTCTGGGAACGCTTGTCGAATAATATCTTTAATATCATCCTCTGTGAATTCTCCATTGGGATCTTGGTTAAGTAAAACTTCGGTTAAATCACCCAAAGATTTCTTGTCCTTAATTAATGAAGGCCTGACCACTTCAGCTACAGCACTTATTTTTGCTTCTGTTCGGTCAAATCTCACTACATCAGTAACAAAATCTGGAGTAATCTCTCCTGTTATTTTTCCAGCCCTTTGAAGTTCTTCAAGCTCCAAAAACTTCTCCCTAAAAACATCATCGTCTATGTCGAATTTAGCCTGTAATTCTTTTTTCTGTCTCAATACCTGCTGTTGTTGGGCTTGAGTATTTAGGTCAGCTTCTTTAGCTAAAATCCTTGCTTCTTTTTGTTGGGTTAGAACATTCTGCTCATGCAGCTTTAGTTCTTCTTCTGACATATCGGCCAATGACTGGAATTGTTCTGTCATTTTAGGTACGAAAGCCTCTAACCATTTAGCCGAATCCATTCCCGCCATATCAACAAATGACGCAAACCCCGCTAAAGGATCTTTATTAAGTAATTCTAACGCATTTTGTAACTTCATGTCAAAAAAAGCTTTTTCCTGAGACCATTTAGCCCTTTCAGAAAGTAGATTCTTTTTCTGTGATCCTAATTCACCGAATCTCTTCTTAATAGCTTCTTGACCTGAAGTGCCATTGATGATGTCTTCCAAACTCATCTCTACTTCTTCACCATCTACCTTAACTTTGATCTTGGCATCACCATTTAATTCAGTCTCATCTTCACCGATTAAAGCCTTAAACATCTTAGCTGAAGCTTCTTTAATTTCTTGCTCTTGTTCTGATACTTCTTCAGTATCATCAACTTGATCAGCTTTTTTAGCCGCTTTTGGCTCTTCTTGCGAATCATCTTCAACTTCTTCAGTTTTTTCCGAATTATTTTCCAGTTTCTTTTTCTCTGACTCTATTACAGCTTCTTCTATGGCTTTTGATCTAGCCTCTGCTGCCTTTGAATTATCAATAGCCTCTAGTTCATCAAATGATGTTAATTGGCCTCCAGGGGCTATTGAACCGCTGTCTTCTATCCCTGCTGTTGATTCAATAGATGCTCTTTCGCTCATAAGTTCTCCTTGTTTTTATTTTGTTGGAATCTCAGGTCCACCATTTATAGGCACCGTATCTGGAGCTGGTATAGCTTGTTCTAAGCCTTGTCCTTCTAATGGCGCTATTCCAGCATTTCCAGGAGGTATTTGTTGCTCTTGTTGAGGGGCTCCGTCTGGCATAGGACTATTTGGCATAACTGGCGGTGGTGGTGGTGGAGTAAATAGTAATGGAAAATCTTGAAGGCTTTGAATCTTTTGAGCAAAACTCGGACTGATTTTAGCCTTTTCCATCATCAACATTTCATGGGCCATAATATGATCTTTTAACATTTCCTGTCTTGCCGCAGTAGCTTTAGTAAATGCTGCGCCTTGCATAGTTTTTGAATGAACCATCCAATGTTGAATATGAAACTCCCATTCATTTGGAGATTCTGATTTTCCTTCAGATAAAGTCTTCTCATCTTCTAACTCTGCTTTTTTCACCGCCGCAGTAGCAGCATCAATAAACTTCTGAGCATTAGGAAGATCAAGCATTTCAATTACTTGTTCTTGAGTAAATATCCCAGGGAAATTCTTATTTAAATCTACTACTCTTTGAATCCTTCCAGACTTTGATTCAGGTAAAGCTGAAGAATTCAATATCCTAATGCTAAATATCTTAGACAAATGACTAGGATCTAGCTGGTCAATCATCCATTGGCCATCATGTCCCATAATCATTAATGTTCTTTTATCATCAGGAGAATAAAATTGTGCAGCAGTATTGAGAGTCATCTCTGCTACTTGTCTTATATATTCATTATATTGAACAATAGAAGCATTAAATCTCTGATTTTCTTGTTCTTCTAAAAACTGCAGAGCAATTCCAGCTTCAATTCCTTTTGGTGGCTCTCCTCTTGATACTCCACTAATGCCTGAAATCTGTTGAAAATCTTCTTTTAATCTCTCTCTAAAATTAAATACCTCTGATGGCGTAGGATTCTGTTGTCCTAATACTGGAGCTTGAGCCCCTTGAAATTGTACTATTGACGCATCGTTACCTAATGCTTCTATTTTTACAGAGCCTCTTGGGACAAACCATTTAGGATGGGCCATCAAAGCCTGATTTCTTATAATCATGGTAGTCAAATCATTATATCTCGCAAGCGCTTGTCTAATATTTTTGATGAAAGATAATGCGTTTCTTTGACCAGGGACAATAATATCGGGAAATCTTACTAAGGGAATCTTACCATGATCATAAGGAAGATCATGATTTTCTAAGATTGTATCTTTAATGAAAACAATCTCTCTACCTTTTGGCAGTCCTTTGGTCCTTCTATGCCATAATGTCCATTTGATAGTCTGATTCGCCATAGTTATTTCTTCTTGGCGCTCCATATCAAATAACTTAGTTCCTTTGCTGACTTTAATATCTTTAGCTTTATTTGGATATTCCAATCTTAAATCATCAATACTAACAACTTCTGATTTCAGGACATAATCAGCATCTTCCCAACTATTAGATTTCTGGATTAATATATCCCATGGATGAATGACTTTAAATGTCACATCACCTATCTTAATTGGCAGTTCTATTCTGATAACATTGCCCAGTTCATCTGTTGCAGGATCACCATTTTCATTTTTTACTGTAATAAATTGCTTCTTCTCGGCTCGAGCTTCTTCTGATTTTGGATGCTCACCACCAGCGTTTTCGTCCCATATAATCTGTAAAAAGGCCTGACCACCAATTTTGCTTGATCTAACAACATCTACATTCTTTAAATCAAACTTCTGAAGTTCTTTAATATGTGACCAGAATTTCTCTGAAATCTTGGCACTTACCTTATCTTCCCATTCATCATTCGTAGGCAATATAGCTACTGCTGGCTTGAATTTAACTAGCTTTGCAACGTGCTGCTCCACAAGATCAAAAGTATGATTTATGGTCATTCTTTTAATATTAGTGCTTTTACCTTGACCATAGAATTGCTGTGTAGATCTCGATGCTGCTACTTTATCAGAGAAATTGACATTCTTATACATTGCTAAATGTCTTCTCATCTCTTGAAGTCTATCTAAAGAATCTAACTTAAGGAAATCTATCTCTCCATTAAGCCATTTTAAGATATTGTCTTCATTTTTTGGATCATCAAGTTTAATTGTCCAAAGAGGTCTATCATTTTTAGATACCTCTTCAACTTGTTCAAGTTCATCAAAAGATACTTCTGCCATCAATGGCTCCTAATTGAAATAATCTTCATCTTCTGAAAAAGTCTTCTTAACTTCTTCGCTTAATTCTTCAAAGCCATGTTCATCTATTTTTGTTCCTGGGTAGGGAGCTTCGACATATTGGATAGAATGAGTTGATTTTTGTAAGGCTCTCAGCTCTATAAAACAAAAGACTGAAAGAAGAAACCCGATTAGAGCAATAATAAGACACGCTATTTGTATTCCTATCATGAAGGCCATATACATTAGCCTAACTCCCTTTCCATAAACAATCGCATTATATGCACATTAAACCCAGGACATTCTTTAGTCGAGAATTCATTATGACCATATATCCTGTCAATAGGAATATTCCATCTATCATTAATCTCAGGATAAAGTTCCATCCATGACACTAATTGTTTAGCAGTCATTATCCTAGTACCTATATAACAAATCCCAAGAGAATTAGTATTATAGCCATGACAATGAGCGCCAATAGATGATTCAGGCCTACATTCATTTCCTTTAGAAAATGATTCAATAACACCAGAACGCCTAATGACATAATGATAGCCTGTTGAAATTCCTGTCAGATAATCAGACCATCCTTTTTTCTTATGCCATTCATTTATATCCTTAGAACCAAATCTATCTCCATTATCTGGTGTTGCAGAACAATGGAGAATAATCTTGTCAGGTTTATTTGGTCCTATAATAAATGCCATTTATTTTCTTTCTAATGGACCAGGCCTGCGTGGTTTTCTGTTCATTCTCGCTCTATTAAGAATAGCTCTCTTAATCTCTGAATCCTTAATGTCTTTGGCAGCCCGAAAGAATTTCTCTTCAGACAAATCAGAAAATACTAAATCTTTAGGAATCTTCCCAGTAGCCTTAAGATTAGTAAAAATCTCTCTTGCTCTGCGTCTAGTCCTCATGGACTTCTGTTTCTCTTGAACCGTCACAATGGCTCTAACCTTCATCTTGGCTCTTTGCTTGTCAGACATCATTGCACTAGATTTCTTTTTATCTTCATGTGGCATCTTATTTATCCATCTTTTTAACTGAAGTTTTATTATCTCCGCTATTTTTAACTTTATCTTGGCCTGAGCGAATATTTCCTACAGATGTTCCTTCACCAGTAGTTTTATTGCCTTTTGTTCCCATTCCAAGGCCTGAACCAGACGTTTTTACTACTCCATCTTTTCCCAATTCTTTAAAACCCATCGTCATCTCCTATTTTTATATTAAATGTCATATTATCTTCAGACCAACTTCTCATGTCTTGGTCTAAAGATATCATTCTTTGTTCATTAATCGCAAGCTTATCCACATCAGAAATGTTTATTATCTCATTATTTAGACTATAATTTAGATGTCCTAGAGCATATCTAACACAATCTATAAGGTGATCATCTTTTTTAGGTATTTTACCGTTCTTATCTTTGACATAATTTTCTATTTCCCATGGAAGATATTTACATTTATCAGAAACAATAAAATTCCCTGATAACATACAATCTTTCATCAGACTTAAGCCTTGTTCTTTTTTATTCAGTTCTTTTCTAGTAGGCATCCAAGCATCGTCATATCTATCTATCATCTCCATTTGCCACCATTTAGCAGCCTCATCATAGACTTTATCCCATTCTGCTCTGCTTTCTATATGATGCCTTTTTTCTATTATTTCTTTACCTATCTTTGAGACAGTATTTTCTTTAGGATCTTTGCAATAGATTTCATCTAGGATATAAAATTTAGAATTATATGGATTATGAGCGCAAAACAGACAACCTGTAACACTAGCTGTGCCAGGATCAGCGACAACAATCCAATTAAGCTTTGATCTTTCTCTTGCAATTTCATGAATGATTTTTCTATGAGGTCTGATAAAGTCTCGACTCCACATAGGAAATATAGAATTAGAACCGCCAATAATAAACTCAGCTCCATAATCTCTAAACCATACATCAGCCTCACCTCTTGCTAACAGTCTTGCTTTCTCATGTCCTAGCCATTCTGGTGATATATGAGGATTTTCCCATGTTGGGCCACGATACCAAAAAGAATAAGGATCAGCTTTAAACTCTTCTGCAATCTCTGTATATTGTCCTTCTCTGTTTGGTGGAGTTCCTATGATAAGCAAGGGAGCATCAAATACTGCCAAATTTGGTGCCATTCTTTCGTGAAATTCTGGCCTAAAGTCTCTAAATTCATCATAAACAACTAAGCTTGGTTGGATTCCATCATAAGCGGTATAATTGTCACTACCATCCAATTTTATAAATGAGCCATTAGTTAAGTTAGCTCTTAATTCTGTATTATTTAGGCCTTGAGAGCCTGGAAGAAGCCAGTTTTTAGGACAGAATGTCTGTACTCTCTTATTGGCCCATATAATCTCTTTAGACTGTTTAAAAAAGGGAGATATGTAATAGCAGCTACTTTCTGGAAACGTATGAGCCCATCTATATAGCACATAGAGGATGAATTCAGTTTTTCCCCATTTTCGTCCACATTGAAGAAATAATCTTCTTATATTTTCAGTGAATAATTTTATTCCTGCTTTCTGTTGTCCAGCATGAGGTGTAAACCTAGAATGTAATTGTTTAATAGTGTTTACATAGTTTCTTTTTGTATATTCATCCATCTATGATTCTTCAGTCTCTTTTGCTTCTGTTAGTTTCTTTACATCTATGAATGGGTCCATTTCAATCACTTCTCTTAATTCTTTTTGAGTAACTGGTTTAATCTTATGTTCTATCTCTCCAGTGACTTTAGTCTCGATTTCTCTAGTTGCACTACGCCATTGATGTCTATTGGCCATGTGCAGAGCATAGAGAGCTGAATTGATCTTTTCGGTTACTGTTATGTTACCATCTTTGTCAGTTCTAGTAGTCTTTTCAATAACATAATCTAGGCCCATATCTTCCCATTTTGCTAGGCAAGCTACCTTGGCATGACTATATGCGTCTTTGAATTCTGGATATTTGTCTAGCCAGACATGGAACTGTGCTTTACTTAATCCTATTCTATTGCAGAAAGATATCGCACTGTGTCCTAGCGCCATGTGTTCAACTAGCAGCTTACAATAGCTTGGTTTATATCTTGAAGGCCTTCCTACTGGCTTTCTTTTTCTTGTTATTTTTTTGCTCATATGTCTTATTTGGTCCTAGGACGTCCTCTACCGCGTTTTTTCTTGGTACCCTTAGTCTTTGCCTTCTTAACTGGTTTAGATTCAATGGCGGGGACTTTAAGGCGCTCTGAGATGATTTCCTCAAGCCTGTTGAGTTCTTCAATTTTATAATCCCAGAAAAACTGTTTAAGAAACTCTTGACGCTTTGTTTCTTTATTATCTGCTATGACCTTTTGTATTTTGTCCCAATCACAATTTTGACCAAAGACTGGTTTATACATTTTGTTAATATCTTCGATTACTTTTTTAAGTCTTCCGTAATCTTTTACCATTTTAGCTCCTAGTTGTTTTTTAAGATTAGATACTTATTTTAATGAGGATCAATAATAAAAATAGGGAGCTTATCGCTCCCCTAGCTTGAATCAGCTTAATTTCATCTAGGCAGTCAGCAGAGATGCTCATTTATCTTACGTTATTTACCAATAGTTCAGTAACCTTTTTCCAAAGAAAAGAGTTTTCCTCTTCCAAGGTCTTGTCTATTGATATTCTGTTTGTAGATTTAACATTAACATTTGTGTCATAATCCTGAATATCTTGAAAAGTCGGTGTTGGTTCTGAAGTATTTTTTCTCATTTTTCTTGTTTTTTTTAGGCCTTTGCCTTTTGGGAAGAGTTTATTCTTCCATTGGTAATAGGAACCTAGAGATATCTGATAATTTTTGCAGCCAGCTTTTATATCTGGGAAATTATTAAATATGTCTTTTACTATTGTTTTTCTGATTGAATCATCCACTTGTTTCTCCTTGTTTAATATTCTTCAGCTAATACGTCATAGGAAATCTTATTTATTAGATTTCTTTTTATTTCTTGTCTTGTTCTGAATTGTTCTGCAGCTTGTTCTTCCCAATATTCTTTTATCTCATTGGCAAGTTTAAGCTTTTTCTTCAATGCTGCTACTTCTTCTCTTAGGTCCATAAGCTCACAGGCCATTTGTTGTTTATCGAAGTCTTGTTCAAAAAAGTAAACTGGCTTTTCGCCTTTTGCTGGATCTATAACCGTCATCTTTTCTCCTTTGCTTAGATTGTTTTCATATTTTATATTTATCTTGTCAAGCTTAAGCAATCTTTTTTAACAAAAAGGCTCTAATGATTCTAACCTTTGACTGAATAATTTATTCTAACAAATAGGTGCGCCGAGCTATCCTAATTTTAAACCATTATTTGGTGCGCTAGTTAAAACCATTAGAGCCTATAATATTAAACCATTATGCTTTTTTTCCTTTATTTAGTGATCCACCACAAACAGGACATTTCTTTTTGTTTAACATTTTAGCCAATGTTAGTTCGATCAATTTTGCAATGTCAATGCCCTGTCTTTTGGCTCCACTTATCAATTCTTGATCTATTCTAAATGATTTAACAGGCTTCACTTAGACCACCTTTTTTAATCCAAGCATTTACTTTCTCAACACTTCCATAACAATCATTTGGAGCTTCAGAATAAAGAAAGCGTATATATTCTTCGAGTAATTTGATATTAATACTATTTGCATTATTAATCGCATCTTTTAAATTATTAGTTAATACAGCTATCAAAAATCCTTCATGCAATACTCCGAAACATATATAATAAAGCAATCCTGATCTTATTTGTTCTGGCAAGTTAAATCTTTTCATTCTTTCAGTAAGAGCTTCTTGTCTATCTTTCATTTCTATATCCTCTTTAGCTATTTTTCTCATTAATCTTGATTATTAAACTATCCCAGTCTTTTGTGCTTTTAGTTGCTAATATTTTTTTTATGATATCTTGCTTTGTCTTGGCCTTAATATTCATGGTTTGTTTTATAGACCCTTTTGATCCATTTTCTGTAATTTCAAAAGTAAATGTTTTCATGTTATCTCCTTGCTACTCACACAGTATTACAAATGTGATACAGGAAAGCAAGAGAAATCTTTAATTATTTATTTTATGATGCATAATAACATTTATTATTTAAACAATTCATCTGTAATTTTCTGTATTTCTTCTAGTTCACCTTGTATTTCATCTTCATTAGGGAACCTAAGAAATTTACATTTGCCGACAGGTTGTCGTGTTAGAGCACAATTTCTCACACAAGGCAGTCTTGCAAGATATCCTTTCCTTGGCTCTCCACTTATTATTCGATAGTTTTGTCCTGCCAAACATTCTTTGTTATGAGCCGGTGATTTAAAGTTAACGCATTTATCAGCTATTTGATCATGTAAATTTTTCATAATTCATCCACATAAATACAATAATCTAAAAACTTAATATTAAAGAAAAACAAATCTTTCAATGTGTAATTCAATGGTGTGAAAGGAACAATAAACAATTTATCTTCTGTGACATTGTACCAAATATGGTCTTTGATCATTTCTACCTCATTATTTTATCTGCCTTTAAACTTCCCATCATTATACTTTTATTTTTCATCACTTTTCTCCAACTCCTGAATCTCTGATTCAAATTCTTTCTTAGCTAGATATAGTTTGTCCTGGCCTTCTCCATAGGGTTGTTGGGGCATAATACCATTAACCAGTTTAAAAAAGTTGTTCATCACTCTATTCTCAGCGGAAAGTAATTCAACTTGTTTGCGTTTTTGTTCTACTTCACTAACTAAATACTCTATAGCGCCAACACTGATCTTTATTTTTTGGTTTCTATTCATACTGTAATTCATTCAACTCTCCTTCATTAGGACATGATTCTAATTGATCTTTGTTTGTTTTACTCATTTATTATAATATTTTTCCAATGCTTGTCTTGCACAAAGATATGTTGTTGTGTGTCCTAATTTGCCTATAACATCTGGACTTCTATTTTGTAGTTTCATTATATTTTCTAGTGCATTTGCCAATATATCGGTTTTGGATTTTAAGTTATTGTATTTCATCCATACCGATCCTGTTTTAATAACTTGTTTATCATAAGCTGATTTTTCAATAACATGAATTGATAAGCCTTTTGGCTCTTCATCCCATACAGGTCTATTTTCAACGCCCATTATTTCATATATGTCACAATCAGGACTTTCAATATCGTTCCCAATCCAAAACTCTTTTGATTTAATATCATTCATATTTCACCTAGATAAACCAAATCTTCCAAAACACTTTAATACCTCTAACCATAATAGATACAAAAACAATAGGCCAAAATGAACAGCCAAGAGCAACTTCGTATGGCTTTAATTTTGGACTGTGCCAATCAAGTTCACATATCCATGATAGATACAAAAGACAACAAAGCATTCCAAGTCCATAAATTAGTAAATACCAGCCTGTGCTAAATACAAATGGTTCAAGTTTCATTTTTATCTCCTTTTCCATAAAGTTTAATAGCGTGTTGAACTGGACCTCTGCCACAACTTAATTTTTGCATGATTTGACTAATACTATAGCCTTGTTCTCTTAAATGAATGACGGCAATATAATCAATTAGTCTGGGTCTGCCTTTCATATCTGATTTTGCTAAAACTGCTTTTATCTTAGCACCTCGCTTTAGTTCTCTATCAATAAAAAACTGTTTTGACAAAAGCTTGTGACAATATGGGCATTTATCACCTGGCTTTTTTCTTTTTTGTTTCAAGCGTTTTGTCCCTTATTAAAATCTTTCTTTTTTCATTTCTTTTTATTACTGCTTTTTCTACTTTTTCCAGCTTTACTAAGAGCAATAGCAATAGCTTGTTTTCTTTGCCTTCCTGCTTTTATCTCTGTCTTAATGTTTTTAGAAATAACTTTTTTTGATTTTCCTTTTTGTAGTGGCATAAAAGCTCCCTTTGTTTATTTATTATATTATATAGCATAATCTTATTATCAATTTGCTGAACTTGATCTTATCCTTATTCCTGACCATGATCTTGTCCATAATTTTGTTCTTGATTTTGTCCACGATTTTGTTCTTGATCCTGATCTTGTTCTTAACTTTGTCCATGATTTAGCTCTAGTCAAACTTTCTCTCAACATCGCTGCTGTCATATCATCTCAATTGTAGTTATCAATGGGCTGACATTGATCTTATCCTTATTCCTGCCCCTGATCTTGACCCTGACCTTGACCAGGACCTTGACCAGGACCAGAACCATGACAGCAGCGATGTTGAGAGAAAGTTTGACTAGAGCTAAATCATGGACAAAGTTAAGAACAAGATCAGG